TGCTCTTGCTTCTACCAACTTGTTGAGGTTGATAGTGATTTTCACATCATCATCGATGGATACGGCCATTAAGATAATCCTCCTTTGTTTTTTCTAGATGACAGTATGGACAAAGTAGTTGACATTTATCAACTTCTTCGTACAAAACTTCAATACTTGATGTCAATTTTGCTGCAATAGTAAATGATTTTTCCTCTGGATTTATATGATCGAACTGAAGATTTTCTGTTACTCCACACCCAACACACTTACCACCAAGTCTTTCAAGTAAATGTTGCTTTCGTTCTTTTCTAAGTTTCCTTTGATCTCCAATACGTGTTTCTTGGTGTTTATCATACTGTGCTTTACTTAATTCTTTACAATGTTCGGGATTTTCCTCTCGATATTGTTGGGTATATACTTTAATTTTTTCTTTGTTCTCTTGATAATATTTGGCAGTAGATGCATCATATCTTTCTCTATTATTTTCAATCCATTTTATATTCGTCTCTCTAGATCTTCTACGATGTTCTGGGCTATTTGCCCAAAGATCTCTTTGCTTCTGTTTTTGTTCTTCTCTATAGACAGGATCATTTGCATAACGTTCACGTTGATTTGCATTCCAAATATCTTTATATTTTTCTCTAGTTTTTCTGGCAGCTTCTCTTTTCTTCTCTGCATATCCAGGTTCATTAGCCGAACGATCTCTGGCTCTTTCATTTAACTTATCTTTTACTTTAGGATAATGTTTCCTGCGAGTAGCATTTCTACAATCTTTACATTGAGCTCTATATTGGTTTCTGTTTTTTTCAAACTGATACTCACTTAATGGTTTTTCAATACCACATTTTTTACAAATAATCATTTGAATTCACACTCCAACATAATCTGTGTCATACAAGCCAAGAGATTGATTTCTTGATCTGCTACGAAAGCAGACTTATACTGATACTCGGCAAGGATAAGAACCAACTGAGGTACAGTCCTACCAGTTAGATTAGCACTCAACCCTTCATAGATCTTACGAAAGATCATATTAGGATCATTGTCAAGGTTCTCTACAACCCAACTACGAACAGTACTAAACTCTTTCTTTGCCATTGCTTTAATAAGAGAAGAGATATCCAGTTCAGATATATCAACGAGGATGCCACTGTCTACAGATCCACTAGCAGAGTGTCGCTGTAACTCATTAAGAGTACGTCTCCAGTCTGGATAATGTTTCTGTACTAATTTGACTAGTACCTTATCTTCAGCAGTGACTGAGTTCTCCTTAAGGATCTGTCTGATCCTCATAAAGAATTGTCCTTGTAGATCTAACTTATCTTCCTTCTTAATTACAAAATCAAATACAGAACACCTAGACTGTAATGGTTGAATGATCTTGTTCTTGTAGTTACAAGTAAAGATAAACCTACAGTTGTTCTGATAGTCTTCGATGGCAGCACGTAACTGTGACTGAACGTCAGCAGTCATATTATCTGCTTCATCTATAATGACGCATTTGTGCTTTGACCCTGTAAGACTAATAGAGCTAGCAAAGTTTTTAACTCTTGTTCTAACTGTATCAAGGTAGCGACCTTCATCAGAACCATTAATAACAATATTGCTAACACCCAACTCATCGCAAAGAGCACGAGCGATTGTCGTCTTGCCAACCCCACTAGTTCCTGAGAGGAGGAGGTTAGGGAACTCTCCAGCGTCCACAAACTCCTGAAACGTTGTCTTAAGGTTTTCAGGTAGGATACAATCATTGATTTTGTTAGGACGATATTCTTCGACCCATAAGAACTTCTTCATCTATGGCTCCAGTGCAATGTAATAACTCAAGTCAAGATCACTATGATTCCACTTGGATATTAATTTACTGGATACACTTACTTTGTAGTCTCCTTGGAAGAGTCGGAGATTTTCAACTTTGAAATCAAGTGCATAGTCACCGTCTGTGGATCCTTGTACAACTTGATCATAATGGTTCGATGTGTCGTCTTCTTTGTCACGTACCTTTAGAATAACGGTTTGCTCTTCACCACTAACAGTAAAGTCTGGTAGGCCATATACAGCAGCAGCTCTGGTTAATGCACCAATCTGTTCTTCTGTAACTGAGAACTCAATGTTCCCACCAGGAAATTTGATCTCACGATCAGGTGCTGCTTTCATAGTGATTTCAGGATCACTAAAGAAGTATTTGACTCTACGTCCCTGACCTCCATCTTTAATCGTAACGTAGTTAGGATTATCGAAGTGTAGTACAGGATCATCAAACAACAGGAGACCAGCAATGAACTGGTTCAAGTCATAGATGGCGAAGTCAATTGGGAATGTCTCTTCAACCTTAGCAGATGCAAGAATGTTTTCTGCATTACTAATAGTCTTAAGGAGATTTCCTTGCTTCACAACAATGCTAGTGTTGATTGTGGCAAAGTTTTTTAAAATTGCTAGTGTCTGTTTTGACAGAGTAACTGCGGTCATTTGTCGTAATCAACTGAGAATGATGTAGTTCCATCATTGATAGCGAGGGCTCTTGCCGTCTTATCATTGAAATGGAGTAAGAGTACAGCGTAGTGAACAATCTTAATAATGTCCTTACGTGCTGAACCCTTTCGATCGTAACGAGAAGCATACTTTAGAATGTTACTTCTGCAAAATGCTTCTGCGTCACCTACCGAGTCGATGAGATCCAGTGTTTGAACCCCACCCTGACTATAGTGTCCTCGGTATGTTTGGCTAATGTAAGATTTGACCTCCTCTAGGAGTTCGTCTTCATTGTACTTCATATAGAAGGGGGTTTTCCATTAGTATATCAGACATTGCCTGATGTTGCAACCTCACTATACACTTCCACAGGATTCTCTTCGTCAGGAAGATCAACCTTGTCGTCAACCTTAGTGTAGAGATCTAGGAATGCTTGCTTAGTCTCATCATCGAAACGATTCAAGCAAAGTTGCACTGCCTCTAAGCGATCCTTAAAGATAGAGAATGCTTTAGTGATGTGCACAAGTCTACGTGTACTGATCACCTCATCGATGCCACCATCATAGAATGTCTTCCTGATGATGTCTGCCCAGTCTGCAAGACGCTGAGTAAACTCTTTGTCACTGCATACCTTGTCTAGGATCTTCTTCTCTATAGAAGGTGCTGGATACTCTTGCTCAAAGGTTAAAGCAAATCTCTCTAGGAATGCTTCATTGAGTACATTAGTACCAATAAATCTACCGTCCTCAGATCCTTTGCCCTTAGTGTTAGCAGTTGCGATAACATTGAATCCTACCGCAGGTCTGACCACTCTACCGATTTTTTTGAGGAACACGCCTTTCCCTTCAAGTATGGATTGGAGGCATAGGATTTTGTTACTAGCCAAGTCAATCTCATCGAGTAACAAGATTGCTCCTCGTTCGAGTGCTTCAATGACAGGTCCGTTATGCCAAACAGTTGACCCATTAACAAGACGGAAGCCGCCAATAAGATCGTCTTCATCAGTTTCAATAGTAATGTTTACACGAACAAGTTCTCTTTTAAGTTGGGAACAAGCTTGTTCTACACCAAAGGTTTTACCATTACCAGAGAGTCCAGTAATAAATGTTGGGTAGAATGTACCAGACTTAATGATTTTCTTAAGTCGATTAAAATTACCAAACGATACAAAGTTTGGATCTGGATCTGGTACTAAATTAACTTGCTCTGGAGCAGTTGCAGGGATACCAGCAGGCTTACTATAAGTTTTCTCTAGTGCCTCTTTAACTGTTAGATCCCAAGTGCCACGCTTAACCTTAAAGTCATTTAACTTATTAGTGATGGCACGATAACCTACTCCAACCTTTCTAGCGTACTTCTTAACTTCTGTAGCAGTAATGTGAGTACCAAACTGATCACGGAGATCGGAGATAACGGTCATAGTAAATCTTTTTGTGTATGTAACTATTATAGTAGGAGGAAGGGGTGTTGTGTACACCCCAAGGACAGTTTGTTAACTGACCATATCCACGAAGGATGAGAGTATCTTTTTGTTGACACTCTTGTTTCCAAGAGACTTCTTGAAAGCAGTTCTGATCTTAGCCTTAGATGCTCCTTCATCAACCTCAAAGTCAGTATCAAGACTGAGAGACCTAGTGGACATCAAGTAGAATTCATCATAACCAAGTTTCTCTTTGATGATAAGAGACTTCTCTTTTCTAAATCTTGCCTTGATAGCATCTCGCTCGTATCCATTGTACCCACAACTATAAGAGGCGTTACGAATCCAATAACTAACATCTTTACTCTCAATAAGTCTAAAGCATACGAAATTACAGTCAGGATAAGATTCCTTAAGATCCTTAATGTAGGTAGCAAGAGTATCCATATAATTATTCGCAAAACGAGGAAAAACACGTCCCGTCCTATTATTGCGTAAAGCCGAACGGTGTTCAACTGTTCTCTGACTGAGTTCGTTATCTTTTCCATAGAGTGCTTTTTTGTCACTGTTATAGGTACCTCCGTACGCTTCTCCATCTGACAAGAGAATAACATTTAATTTTTCAACACCATACTTCTTGCGGAAATAAGGTATAACACTATGTAGAGATACGATAGCATCAGATAGAGGTGTACCACCAAGATAACATCCTAGAGGATATGAAAGTGCTCTAGAATACTCATATGGTTCTGCACTACCGTAACCAGAAAAGAATGCTGATAAACGGAAGAGATACTTTAACTGTAATTCAAAATCCTTTGCCTTACAATCAGTGGTAATAACATTAACTAGATTAAAGTTATGACCAAAAGCATATGTGTACGGTACACTGCGATTCCAATCAACATCATTTTGCTCGTGGTTGTTTCGTGCCCACTCTGTAGTAAAGATGTAAGCATTGAATGGTATCTGTGCTTTCTTACAGAACCAAGCAATGTTCATTACTTGCTTACACATATCGTGACACACATCACTAATAGAACCTGACCAATCAATCAAAGCTATAAGACCGTGGTTCTTACCGTCAGGTACAATACTTACTCTCTTAAAGATATCTTCATTGTACTTGTAAGTGTGAAGCATTGCAGTGTCTAGGACTCCTGTCTTAGATGTTGTTGCTCTTGCATACGCAGCAGCAGACTTCTTACACTCAAACTCTTTAACAAGATAGTTAACTTCTCTTGCTGCTTCTTTACGATACTTGTTAAATGCTTTATCAGAAGATTCTATAGCATCAACCCAGATCTCTTTTGACTCATAATGCTCCCTACATCTTTGAGTATAAGTCTTGTTGTCAATAACAACCTTATCAATAGGTGCTTTCTTGATAGTAAAGAGATCAATCTCTTCATAATTCTTGGCCATAGAAGCAAGATCCTTCAACCTAGACTCTAATGATTCTAGAGTAGATAAATCTTCTGGTGCATCTGATCCATCAGTAGATCCAGTTTGAGGTAATTGATCTCCATCTTCATCAGATTCGTTACCTTCAGCATCATCACCTTCTCCTATTTCAGATTGAGATTCTGTTTCTCCTTCACCCCAATCAGGTGAACTCTGTGGTTGCTGACTCATCTCTTCACCACCTGCACTCTCAGGACTCTCAGAAGGAGCAGGAGTCTTCTTAACTTGCTCTTCTTCCTTTCTATACTTCCAGAGTGCCTGTGCTGCTCTCACAGCGTCCTCAAAGGTCTCTACTTCTGCTATCTGATCTCTAATGATTGCTTCTGTTGGATTGAAGGGAATGTCTGTATAATTACCGATCTTAAAATGTAGATTGATACGATCGGCGAAACTAAATTCAGTAAGATCACGATCCCAAATAGAGAAAAAATCTTTTTCATTTAACTGCTTATACCCTTCGTAAAATGATTTACGTAAGCCTGGAAACTTACGCTTCATTAATTTCTCAATACGTACATCCTCTGTTATGTTTATATATCCTTGAGGAACACCTAATTCACTAAGGTCTACGTTTGGAGTAAAGAGTGCGTGACCTACTTCGTGTCCTACCAATAGATCATAAACGGTATTGGTTAGATCCTTCCATATAGGTAGTGTCAAAATTCTTGTCTGGACATTGAAGGATGCAGTGTCCACTGCTTTATGCTGTACTACGAGGTTCTCAGTAGCAAGTAGTTTAGCAAGATTCCCTTTTACTTCGTAGTGGGTCATAGAGCGATCCATTTGTATGTTCCCATTATACGAAGAAACCCCACGCTTGGTGGGGTTGAGTAGACGCTTTGTCAACTGTCTACGTCTTTCTCTTGCAGACCGTAGTGCCTGTGGTTTAAGTTTTCTTTTGGCCTCCTTGCTGGAGTGATGCTGCCAGTTTGGAACTTTCATTGAGTGCCTCCAGTGCTTTCAGCAGTTCGGGAGTTTCTTCCCACTCCCAGTTTGTTTGACGACCTTTTTTGTCAATAGACTCGTATGTCTTTTTCATCATTTAATACCAAACACTATACTGTATCTATAAACATATTCTTTTGTAGGTCCCAACCCTCTATGGGGTAAATGAGAGGGAAAGGAAATGATCCTACCAGGAATATATTCATACTCTTCCAAGATTTCTGATTTATCCTCAGAGAATATTTGGAACTTACCACCCCAGTCCTGATCCCAGATAGGATTAGGAAACACCATCATAGTAGTACCTGAGGTATCTTGGGGACCATTAGAATCAATATGTAACGTTCCGTCACAATGTGGATGCTGTAGGTTCACGTCTATCCTCTGCAAATAGACTCTACGACTATCAACACCCCTTACATCACAGACCTTTTGGAACAGGTCAAAGAAATTTTGACCGTATTCATTATTCAAATATGCTATGATATTTGGATGCTGTCTAGCAAAGATAGATGCACCAAATAATTTATGAGTGCCTTCTAGATGATAAGGCCAAGTCTTTGACCTTACTGCATTAGCAATGTTAGATGCTCTATAATCTAACTTCCGTTCTAGGATACGAAATAAATCATTCAGATATATTAAATCAATCCTATCATCATAGACCTCACAGATCTGTTCCATCAATCTTCGCTAAATCATCCAACGATACGGTATTAAGAATATCATCCACTTCCTGTATGTGTCCTATATCAAAAAGCATTTGACTAATATGTTTAACAAGGAATGGACTTTCTGTCCTAGCAGCAAAAGATAATGCTTCTCGCATATGCTTCTGTGCTTCTGCTAATTCTGTTTTAACTTGTTCTGAAATAGTTGATGTCATTTAAGACTCCGTAATAAGTGAATCGGGACCACCAGATTCTTTGATCTCAAGGTGTGAGAAGTTTTGTGGTTTGGAGAACTGTAGTACCCGCATAAATTTGTCTGTTAGGTTATCACGGTGCGAGATAACAAACACGTTTGACTTATCGTTAAACGTTCTTAGGATGAATGATAACTCATCCGACCCCACTGTGTCAAGTGATCCATCAAATATCTCATCTAGGATAAGTAAGTTTGTGTCAACACTATTCTTAAGTTTAGCAATAGAACGCCAAGTAAGAAGAAGAGAGATATCAATGCGAGCCTTTTCTCCCTCACTGAAATTTTCGTAAGAGAACTCATCTATGTACCTCGATTTTAATACTTCATTAAACTCTTCATCCAACGTGAAGTTACAGAAGAATTGTAATTTATTTAAGTACTGATTAATTAGTTTATTCATCACAGGCAGATACTTCTTAATGATTCTTGTTTTAATACCAGAATCTCTCAACAACAATCCTGCTGTCATATGAACATCTAACTCCTTTCTAGATTCCGTAAGTGACAAAGTGACAGATTTTAAATTTTCCTGCATCTCTTGCAGTTTCGCAGCTTCTACGGCTATAGAAGAGCCACTAGCTTCCAGATCTTTCTGTTGTGCAGTTAATGCTTTTATGGTACCGTTCTGTGTATGTGTGATTTGTATCTGCTTAGATATCTCACCACTCAGTTCACGTAACTTCTCTAGAGGTGAAATAACTTCAGTAAGACGAGCATCGATATCTTTAAACGCTCCGTTGATTTCATCGATCTTAGTATCGAGTTCGGATATCCTTTCACTTTTAAACTCCTCACTAATGACTTGTTTACAGGTAGGGCAGGAATCTGTCTTGTGGTAGAAACCTTGTTCTTTCGTATGCTTATTGTATTTGGATTTTAATTTCTTTCCTAGATCTAATAGTTGACTCTTCTGTTTCTCTGGATCATTTAATTCCGCAATCTCATCATTGAGATCTGCTATCATTGTATTGGCCTCAGTTATCTTAGCGACACATTTGTTCTGCTCATCTAAGATATTCTCTAACTGTTGTTTCTTCTTATGCTCTAGTTGTGTTATAAACCCTTCTTGTAGGGTGATCTTCTCTCTAACGCTTTGGGCGTTTAGTTCGTGCACCTGCACACTATCCCTTATATCTTTCAATCTTACTTTGAGGATCTCATTCATATTAGAGAAGACATTTATATCTAGGAGATCTTCTATGATTTCTCTACGTTGAGCACCAGGTAATCTCATAAATGGAACAAATGTTGATGATCCAAGTACAACGATCTGAGTAAATGATTTGTAATTAAGTTTTAATATTTGTTTCTCAAGTGTCTTCTGTTGATCTACTACCTTCGAGTCCTGATCAAGCATCTTACCATTCTCCCAAATCTCAAAGAAGTTTGGTTTGATACCACGTTTGATATGATATAGTCTTGAACCTATCTTAAACTCTACTTCTACTACAGTACCTTTTTCATTTACACTATTGACAAGTTGTGATTTGCTGATCTTTCTAAATGGTTTTCCAAACAATCCAAAAGTAAAGGCATCAAGGACAGTACTTTTACCTGCTCCATTGGTGCCAATAATTAGATTAGTTTTATGAGTTGTTATATCAATTTCAGTAAAGGAATCACCCGTACTAAGAAGGTTCTTCCACCTTATCTTCTGAAATTGGATCATCGTCAATTAAAGGGATAACAAGTTCGTCTGGAGTAATGATACTATACTTACAGTTAGTATGTTCGCAGGTAGCAATGACCTGACGGTCTTCAACCTCCGTCACAGACATAGGAGGAAAAGTCTCTTCTGCCTCTAGCATACTAGCATACCGCATCGCATCGTCTTTGTCAATAAAGAGATACAATACATTGTTATTCCGTTCGTCACGGACAGCATAAGCACCCTCAGGCCCCATCCCTTCAATTGTGATGAGAAACATTATGCAACTTCACAACTTTCAATATATAGGGATTTCATCAATTTCTTAAGGTCGGTTTTATCTACATTAACCTCCACGTCATCTAGGTATTCATCCAGTAGTGCCAAGGTATCTTTGACATCTATCTCATTTGCATCTGGGTCGTCAAACACCCCTACCTTTTCAATTACTTTTACGTCAAGAGCACCCTCATCATATAATGAATTCATCATCTGCTCAAAACGAGCATAGTTTGTTTTCTGTTCTACAATTACTTTTATGTACTGACCGTGATAATTCGTAGGATCTATTTCAGTATCATCACTCCAATAGATCTTAGAGAATATCTCGTATGGGTTCTTCTGAAATTTTAATTCAAAGGTATCTGTTTCAAAACTATGGAATCCACGAGGATCTCCATAATCATTCCAATACATCTGATATGGATTACCTAAGTAAGTTACGTTACCTTTTGTGCTCTTATGATGGAAGTGGCCACTGAGTACGAGATCAAAGTCTGCAAAAGTACCAGCGTCCATACCGTGTTCGTAGACGAAGCCAGGACGAGCAAGATAGCCACTGAGCTCAAGATGACCCATTGCGACTTTGGAAGAACTATTTCGTATAGTCTTGAGAGATTGTTCATAATTTTCTGCACAGATCCAAGGTACAAATAGTATAGAGGTTCCACCTATATTTACATCAGTTGCTTGATCGTAACATATTATATTGTCATACTCCTGTAACAATAATGCTAAGGTGTTAAGGTCGTTAGTGTTTTTATAATACGCTGTATGATTGCCCACAAGGGTATGGACAGTAATACCCATATCCCTAAGGATATCAAAATAATTTTGCTTTGCCCATTGTAGAGTAACAAAATCAATGCTCTTTCTGTTATCAAATGTATCTCCCAGATCTAATAGGGTTGTGATTTTATTTTTCTTTAACCACGGAAAGAATACGTTATCGTAAAACTCCTTGTAATAATCTAAGTATATCTGACTGCCTTTATGAGAACCGAAATGCTGATCGGTGATAATGGCAACTTTCATCGGGACATTCGGATTTCAATGTTTTCCTTGATGGAGTTCATATCCGAATCGGAGCTACCCATCCCTGTCATTGTACCATCATATGAGTCAGTGTGCAACACTTCGCTATATCCTGATCTCTCTATCAGTTTGGTACGTATCTCCAATTGCTTCTTCTCTTTCTGGATCTTACGTAGAAATGCGTAGTAAATTATTTGTGTGAAGTATGCAAAAGGGTTCTTGGATTTCTCTGGATCAAAGTTGTCAACATACTGTAGGCAGTTCTCTATGCCATCACATACCATATCCTCTCTGAACATATAGTTCACGAAGTTTGGTTTGTATGATAGGTGCGTAGCGATCTTTAAGAAGCACTCCGCAATGTATGGAGTGAGTCTAGGTCGAGGCAGATCATTCAGTTTAGCGAACTGTACCTTCTCTCGATAAGCTACTATGGCAGCCAAGAAGTCTTTATTGTTAACGTAATATTCAGTCTTGACCTTGGATCGCATTGCCATTGTATGTGTCCTTTTGTATCGTTATTATAGCACACTGCCTAAGGGCTTGACAAGTACTCTTAATATACTTAGAATAACAGTGTCGCTGTGAAAGGGAAATCTATGTCTTGTACATCCTCTCGAATGTAGCTCGAGCTTTATTGATAGACCCTAGACTACCCATATGTGAGGTGGGGCGTACCCGATTCGGAATTGAATTTTTAAATACCATATCGATATTCTCCTTATAGAATTCCCTGATGGGTGGGTTAACCGTTTGTATCGTTATTATATTAGCACGATCTAGAATAAATGTCTCGTCTTGTGACATACAAGACTTCATCCATAGATCCAGTTTGAATCCTTTAATGACTGTACTATGCTCAGACGCATTTGCTTCTAGCACTTGCATCGGATTGTGAAGCATTATTACAGACTGATCCTCTGGTGGGTATGTAATACCCGCAATCAATTCATCCCCCGTCGTCAATTTTACTGACGCAATAAAATCAAAGGGTTCTCCCTCAGGTGTAAAATCAATTTTTAGTTGTTCTTCTTCCATAAATTAAAATTTAGATTGTACTTTAATAATTTCATAATCGAACTTCTCCTGTTGATAGATTTTTAATCTCTCTTCAAAATGTTTAAATGTGAAATTCTTCCACTCTCCTCTAGATATGTTATCACTTATATCGTAGAGTGTGGCTACGGTTTTGGTAGATTCTTTTCTGAGAACTCTTCCAATTGATTGAAGGTTTCTAATGCGGGATTTACTGGGGCTTGCGAACACGATATTGTGCAAACGCTTAATATTGATACCAGTACTAAAAGTCCCATAGGACGCAACGATGATAGCATTTTCTTCTAGCTCCGTGATTTGACGTACTTCTTCACGGTCTTCTACGTCAACGCCTCCGTGCACAAAGAAGACTTTCCGATTATTTACACTAGTATTTATCAGATTGTAAAGAGGTTCTCCGTGTCTCTCCACGTAATTGAAGAGCACTAGAGTGTTTCCACTCAAATCTTTAACCAAATTTTTTATTAGATTGTTCCTTTTCTCGTGTGTAATAAGGTAATCTATCTCATCTTGATAACTATCAAACGTACCCCACTCGTGCTTAAGCACTAAACATTTTACTTTCAAAGGTGTAAGATACCCTTGTTGCATCAACTCTTTTGTTTTAACTAACTGTTCACACGGACCAAACAACCCTTCTAATATCCACTTATGTGTCAGACATCCATCCAATGTACCAGTAAAACCAACACGGTATTTGCAGGAATGGAGCTTAGTCATAATCTTAGTCAACGACTTAGACTTAAACAAATGAGCTTCATCACCTAGTACCACATCAAATTTTTCAAAGTACTTCCTAGGTTCTTTGTATATACTCTGCCACGTGGTTATAGTACAGTTTGCTTTAACATACTTATCAGCTCCAGCATATATTTTATGACAATGTTTATCGACATCCCAACCATACTCTACAAAATCCTGATACATCTGTTCTACGAGAGAAGTAGTAGGAACTATTAGTAACACTTTCCTACCTTCGGCCACGTGATACCTCGTGATAGCATACACCATCAGACTTTTCCCAGAACCAGTAGGAGAAAGTAATAGTTTACGATTGTACCTAAGTGCCTGAGTGACACCTTCTATCTGATATACTCTAGGTTCTATATTTTCAAACTTACTCTTCTTGAGTATACCCTTCATAAAAGCACGTACACCTACAGCACTAACATCTGGATTAATCTCGTAGGGTAAACCAAAATGATCATTATCCTCGAACCGAAGATTATATTTCATAGTAACACACCAGTTCTGGATGTGTTCTACCAACCCACCATAGATCTCACCGTTGCCAGGTGAGTATAGACGTATCTTACCGTCCCATACTTTGTTCCTATACAGTGGCATAAACTTTGCCTCAGGAACATCAAAGGTAAAGTACTCAGAGAGTTCTCTATGTACGTGTTCCTCTGTCTTGACTACGTTGTAGACTTCGTTCTTTTTTTGTAGGATAATATCAGCCACTTCTGAACTTCTCCCATTCTATAGCATTTTTAATTTGATACTGACGAGCAGATATCTGTTTCAATACTGATTCTAAAAAGAATAGAATCATTTCAAAGTATTTAATCTTTGCTTTGATCTTTGCTAGATCTTCATCCGCATCAAGAAACATATCCACTTCATCTCTAGTGGTAAGTTTCAGATCAAAAGGAATATCTTTATAAGCAGAGGCAGGTGCCTTCTTCTTATAGTACATCCATTTTTCTTTACGCTTGAACTTTAATTCAAACTCTTTGTCGAGTAAACGACTCTTCCAGTCAACGTACATATCAAGGTACTTCGAGTGGAGATAAGGAGTTTCGTTACAAGCCTTTAAAAAATCTGGATAACCATCATTACCATCTAGGATAGCGGAATCGTGTTTCCACTGTGCCTTCAATTCATCAAGGGACATACTTTAGATTTTCATTAGTCAAGAATTCATAGAACGAATACTTAAACGTACACGTTGCCTGAAAGAATTCCACGTCAGTATTAGTAACACTAAAAGGTAGTGTCGTTAAAGAGACAGGGAATACATCATTAAAGTTAACATAGAAATTAGTATTTAACTGGTTAGTTAATACAAATAACTGTGCTGTAGCGAAGTTTACTTCTTTATTTGAATCAGGTTCGTATGCTGTAGTGGTATCGTTAATCCAATTCCACAACTTAATATAATTTTTAATGTCTTCGTCTACTAGAAAGGTAACTACTAAATCACCAAACGTAGTTCCACCAGAAGCAGGTATAGGTAACCTTCTTCTAGGAGTTGACACTTCATTTACAACAGATGAGATATCAGGTATCGCTGCTTGTTGGCAGAGAAAATCTGTCTCAGGAAAAAGATCTAACTCCAGTTTAAAACCAACTGGTGAAAGAAAATTTCTATTGGATAACTGTTGACTAACCCATTGGGCTGGCATTACAAAACCAGATCGCTACAATAGTATTTAGTCCTGATATAATACCCAGTTTTCCGCAAAGTTCTCTGCGTCTGCTAAACCATTGAAGTAGCTAGTATGAGTAGAACTAACCCCCTCAAAAAAATCTTTCGTACGTAGGACTCTTCTATCGTATCCCACGCAAATTGCTCCGAATCTTTTTCCATCTTTTACCACCGTGGCAGAACGTAAGTCATCCTTTGAATAGTAGTGTGATGTTTCTTTCATATTTATATTATAGCATAAAAAAAGAGACCCACAAGGAGTCTCTTTTGATTGTTGTGATAGAAATCACATAAGGTTGCGAACAAGTACACGTCTGTAGTACTGGTTTCTGCCAACTCCATTGGCTCCAA